AATAAATTAATTGGTCCTAATTTATTTTCTTTTTCTGTGTCCGACCAGCACAAATGATTTTGTCGTTTTGACAATAATTAAACAACAGTTACTCTAGAACGTCATCTAGGAGGAGTTCTATGTTCTAACGGTTCTCATTATGAGGCGCTTGAATTTTGGAATAACCTTTGTTACAGTTCTCTGAGTTTTTGCACGTTTTTTCCATTAAAAACGTGCAGCCTGTGTTAGGTTTATAAACACTAGGGAAACGCCCCGAAAGTGCGACTTGCAGATAATTGTTGTCATGCTGCATTGTATTTTTACAACACGGCTTATATAGCCTTAACCGAAGATTCCATGGGTGTAATCAATTTGGCTGGGGACCTAACTCCAACAATTTTGACAATTTTGCTACTTATACTTTTCTATTTCTTTTCTTATAATTTTGTCTTTACCTCCGCTATGGAGGCCAATTTTGATAATGTAGTCCATTTAGACAATTTTGACCATGTTGACTATAGGTTTGGTTCTTCACATAATGAGACGGAAGAGACCGTTCGGTTATATTATGTACCCTTACCACATAATGATACTCACTTTGTTTATATAGGTGAGTATTACCATACTAACGCTACTTTGTTTGGGTTGGGAGTTATTTTTGTAACATTAGTTGAGATCCTTTATTTAATATTCTTAGGATATGCTATTATGTATCCCCAATCTATTCCTGGCAAAATAGTGAACCATGTTTTTAAAGTTTTGTTTCGACATTTATTACGTATCTATCGCAGATTGCGCAGTCAAGATAGGCTTGAAGCACAAAGTGGTTCACCTTCCTCATTTTTTAATATATCACGATTGTCTGAGATTATTCACATGATGACTCATTTGTATGGCTTTTATCGTGACGCCAAACAACCTTTTATCAACAGGGATTTCCCTGCTCTTTCTTTTGCTATCTGGCGTTATTGTTTGGTTTATTATAAACCCGAGGAATTGCCATCATTGCTCTCCATATTGAGTGAGAGTAAAGTTGGTGTTGTAGATCTCCAAGCTCAATCCGGAACAGCACGAACTATGTTTAATCACTGGAAGGATCTGAGTGAGTCTGAGTTGTCAGTTAAGATGAATCGCGTTCTTGTTGGTTTGATGACCTGTACTCTTACTAAAGGTTTCAAGGTCAATTTTACCGAATACGGATTTAAACAGTTTTTCCAGTTGCATGACCCTAAGATAAAGTTTACCACCCCATATCAACTTATTATGGATTTTATTGAGTTTACCCTCACTTTTTCCGAAGTTGGATATGAGTGTTTTTTGGATAAATCAACGCGTCCACTAGTCGTCCGGGATCGAGCTGTGCGTCAATGGGTTGTTGAGTATGAATCTTTATGTCACCAGTTGGATGAACGTCCTATTAATGAAAAGTTTGATGTTGTTTCTATTATAGATCACATGAATTCTTTGTTGGCTCGTGGATTGATTTTGCTTAAAACTCATATGTCTTATCTTAATACCATGTATAAGGATTTATCTACTAAACGTTCATCCTTATTGCGAGAATATAACGTGGCATCTACTCGGAAGCCACCTTTTTCAGTGTTGATTCATGGTCCGCCTGGTATTGGGAAATCTTCTGTTACTAATCTGATTGGAACGATATATCATCAGGTTGTTAAACAGGACATTTACCCTGATTTAGAGTGGGATCGTATGAAGAACGTTTATACGTACAATCCTGATGACTCATATTGGAGTGGTTATACTGGTAAACAACAATGGATGATAGTTTTAGATGATATTGGACGCACACATCGCAATCTTGTCGCTCGTGGCTTAGACACCTCTATCCCTAAGATCATCACATTAGTCAATAGTGTTGGTATTGCTACAGAACAAGCTGCTTTAGAAGATAAAGGGTGTATTCCTTTAATTCCTAAGGTTGTTGTTGCAACGACCAATGTTAAAGATTTGAATGCTGGTTTGGCAGTTGCTGAAAAAGCAGCTGTTTTGCGCAGGTTCCCTTATGTGATTCGTCCATATGTCAAAGACCAGTATTTGGATAAAGAGACTGGTATGATGAAGAAGTTGGATGAGGTTGTCCATGATGCTTGGGAATATCAAGTTGAATACGTTAAACAAACTGTATATGACGTGCCTGATAAAGATTGTAAGGTGGTTGTAACATACGTTCCTGTTCCCGGTTCATTACCTGAAGGGCGTATGACTGGTGCTGAGCTTTCAATGTTTTTGAAGGAAAAGATTGAATCTCATGAGAGAAACGCTGCGATTATGCATGATTCTCTCACAAATGACGGAAATTTGAGTATGTGCGAGCATGGAACCTTGTCCCACTTCGCGTGTCCCAAATGCGTCGAGACTCAGGCTTGGTTTTTCAGAAAACAAACACGTAAAGAGCGTCTGGTCAAATGGTTTTTGAAAACAGGTATTGATTGGTGTCCAATGGGGCTTTTAGCTCATAGCCAAAGGTTTTTTGGATCATCTGTTCACATACAATTGATGGTTGCTAAACTCAAGAGGCGCAGATTTACTCCATCTTTTGTTAATGATGCATTACGTATGTCATTGGTGACGGTGTGTGCAGCTTTAATTACACATAAGCTTCTTTCAACCTTGGTTAGATACCTTTTTCCTTCTCTGGAAACACAATCCAATATTTGGGTTGGTGCTACTGAGAATCTTTTTAGTGTCCCATCAACTAGTAAATCAGGTAATGATCAAGAGTTAAGAAATACACTTGCTAAGTCTACTTTTAGGTTGTCTGTTAAATGTGGAGATGCAAAACAAGAGGTTTCATGTTTTTCTTTGCATAGTGGATGGTATGTCACTGTTCAACATCCCTTTCATGGGGATAAGTGGCAATGCGTAGCTCGTTATAAAACCAAGAAATTTGGTTTGGATGCTAGTAATGCGTTTATCTTAACTGAGAAGAATCTTGTTAGATTGGACAATGATTTAGTTATGTTTTGGTGTTCAAGTATTTTGCCACGAAAGTCACTTTACGATTTTCTTCCTGATAAGATTGATACTAAGGGTCGTTCTATCTTAGTGTTCGATCCACGTCTTGATGATTTCCAAAAAGGCAACACCACTTATTATCATAAAATGAAATATGTTGATGATTTTGGTGGTCTTATTCAAGGTACCTTCATGGATGGTACGAAAATCTCGTCCGCATCTCTTAAAGGTGATTGTGGGGCTCTTGCTCTTTCCCTTACTAACAAGGGTTACTTTATCAGTGGTATGCATTGTGCTGGTACGGCTGGAGGTGGTCCTAGGGCGATTTTTACACAATTGTCAAAGGATATATTTCCTGATATTTTGCCACCTTTACCTATGGTTCATGATGGAGGAATACCCAAGTTTCTTGCTGGGTCAAAGAAAAGTGGAAAACTTGGCGTTAGCGCATCTAAAGGAGTACACCAATGGTGCTCTGGTAGTGCTTTGCCATTAGGGTCTTACCCCGGAAGGTCAACGCACTCCTCTTATACTGAAGAAAGTATCATTTGTAAAGATGTTGAAGAGTCCTTCAATTTTACTAATCCCTTTACAAAGCCCCTTATGAAGGCAGAGCAAGTAGAAGGAATATGGAAGAATCCTTTTGTTATTGCTACTCAGCAACAGGCTACCTTACCACCTTTTACACCTGATGAAGAGATAATGGAAATTAGTGAAGCTTTTGCCAATGATCTCTTCCTTGAGGAGTTATTGACTGATGTTGGATCCGTGGATCAAAGCATTGCTGTCAACGGTATACCGGGCGATTCATATATCAACCGATTACCAATGAGCACCTCGGGGGGATTTTATTTCCCTGGAGCAAAACGACGCTATTTTGCTGAGGTCTGGATTGGTGAAGAGTTGTTTCAAACGCCCGATGATGAGTTACAGCAAAGCATTAATGAAATCGAATTATGTTATCTCAACGGTACGAGAGCCTATCCGGTTTTCCAAGGTTCCCTTAAGGATGAACCTATTTCTCATAAGAAGAGGGAAGAAGGAAGAACTCGTGTGTTTACTGCATGTGGTGTCGCTTTTGCTATTGTCGTGAGAAAACAGTTCCTGAAAATTGTGAAATTTTTTATGAAAAACAATTTCATAACAGAGTGTGCCGTTTCCATGAATTGTTACAGCAAAGAGTGGAGCAAACTTTATAAACACCTTACGGCTTTTGGTGATAAGAGAATTGTTGCAGGAGATTACAAATCTTTCGATAAGGAGATGTCTTCTTGTTGGATACGGGCAGCCTTCCAGATTTTGATTGACTTGCGAAGAAGTGCTGACCAATTATCTGCCAAGGATCATATGATATGCGTCGGTATTGCTACCGATATTAGCTTCCCTGTTACAAATATGAACGGTGATCTGATTCAATTTTTTGGAGGAAATTCTTCTGGTCACCCTTTGACTGTCATTATTAATAGCATTGTCAATAGCATGTATGTTAGATCTGCGTACAAGTCGATTGTACAAAAGCCTTTAAAGTATTTCAAAATAGATGTTCATTTAATGACGTTAGGTGATGATAATATACTTGGTTCCAAGCTTGATGCTTTTAATCATACTAGTATTGCAACACATCTACGAAGTAGAGGTATTACATATACTATGGCAGACAAAGATAGTGTAAGCGTTCCTTTCATTGACATAAAGGATGCAGATTTTCTCAAAAGAACTTTTAGAGAGTTGGAAGGAACAATTGTTGCGCCACTTGCTCTCAAGAGTATTTTTAAGAGTTTGTGTATGATAGTTAAGAAAGGGAATATTAGTGATGAGGAACAACTGGCCCAAAGTTATCTTGCAGCCAGACGTGAATGGTCACTACATGGTGAAGTGGTATTTAATGGGTGTTGTGCAAAAATGGAAAAGATATTTGACAAACATGAAGATGTTCGTCGTTTCTTTACCCAGCAGCACAAGTACAATTTTGAAACTACTTTGCATTGGGTTCTCGGAACCCAAGATTGTGCGGATGCAGAATCGTCTGAGGGAGAGCTCGTTGATACTAACGGTTACTAATTTGTACGCTTGTTAATACGAGTAACTCCTGGCATATCTGTGCACATAGTTTGTTATTTCTATAAAAAATAAATAGGGAAACACCCCGACAGTGTGACTTGTAGGAATAGTGGTCCACCTACATTGTATTTTATTTCCACTTGCCGATATTAGGCTTATGCTGAAAAATCATGGATTTTCTCATTTTAAACGGGAGCGTTAAAAAACACTCACCCACAGTCAGCGGTGACTATAAACACCTATTTTTGGTTGAAGTGCAATCTACGAATAACATGATTCATTCGGACAACACGATGCATACTTTTGTTGAAGAACCTCCTCAATCCCAAATGCGAGCTATAGATACTGGCATTTCCGCAACTGCTGACATTTCCAATTTTTTAAACAGGAAAGTCAAGTTGACTTCACTTCAGTGGTCTGTAGGGGGGAACGTTGGTTTTAGTTTTGACCCGTGGGCTGCCTATTTAGGAAACGCTGCTGTTCTTAATAAAATACAAAATTATCAACTTTTAAAGGCCAATATGAAACTCACTTTTATGATTAATGGGACACCTTTCCATAAAGGAATGGTGCTTGCATCCTATTCATATTTAGATACCTTTAACGAGATCGTAACCATTGGTGGTGATTCCCAATGTGTTCCACGTTCTCAGCGCCCTCATGTTTATTTGAACCCATCCACTAACAAAAGTGGATGCATTTGTGTTCCATTTTTCGTGCCAACCAATTACTTATCTCTTACAAATGCTACTATTAGTGCTGCTAGCATTGGTAGGGTTGATCTCAATTCTTTCCAACCTTTGGAGCAAATCAATGCTGGCACAGATACTGTGACCATAACGGTGTTTGGAGAGTTAAGTGATGTGAAACTGACAGCACCCACAATGGTTGCTGTTTCATTAAGTGGTTGTAGTATAGAGGATTTTACGATTTTTTCCTTGGAAGCTCAATCTGGTGTTTCCAAAGAGAAAGATGAATATTCCTCCGATGGTGTAATTTCAGGGCCAGCATCTGCTGTTGCAAACGCTGCTGGGGCTTTGTCCACAGTACCTGGAATTGGACCATATGCTATGGCTACTCACATAGGTGCTAATGCTATAAGTTCCATTGCTCGTTTGTTTGGATTTTCCAAGCCTGTGCAGTTGAGTGACACAATGCGCATGTACAACACACCTCTTGGGAATTTAGCTTTGGGAGAAGGTGCAGACATGTCCCAAAAATTAACGGTTACAGGAAAGCAAGAAATTACTGTTGATCCTCGAACTGTCGATCTCCCAGATGCAGATTCTTTGGCAATTTTGCCTTTTGCCCAAAGAGAATCTTATGTTACGAAGTTCTCTTGGGGGGTGGCAGACGTTGTTGATGATGTTATTTTTGCTATGGATGTTGACCCTATGGCAGAACGTAGATCAGCATTAACTCTTGGGACACAAATTATCCCCACATCTTTATCATTTCTGTCTCGACCTTTTGCTGAGTGGAGCGGCACTTTGAAGTACCGTTTTCAAGTGTTAGGTTCTCAGTATCATCGCGGTAGGATTGCTATTGTTTATGATCCCACGGGACCCCTTACTGGCGATCCGTATAATGTTACATATAACACTATTATTGATCTTGCCGAAGGAAGAGATTTTACTGTTGAGTTTAAGTGGCAAAAAGATAGGGCTTATTTGTCAATTGATACAGCAAATTCGCGTACTTTCTGGACAGAAACTACTCCGGCTACGAGAGTTCCTGACTCTCAGTATGCAAACGGTATCTTTTATGTTCGTGTTGTTAACGAACTTGTAGTTCCAGATGCCGTTACTGGTGTTGATATACTTGTATCCATTAGTGCCGGAGATGATTTCGAGCTTGTAAATCCCATGGGGGGAACTATGGAAGTTTTTCCATATGTTCCCGTCGCACCTGCTGCTGGATTTTCAAAAGAAAATTTTGATATTTTTGATGTTGAAGTTCAATCTGGGGTTTCTCTTGATATTGCTCCAGCTGAAGAGAATTCACCAGAAGGCGAATTGAATCAAATCAATACCACAACGGGAGTTATGTCAGATGATTCTGAAAAACCTCTAGTTTTCTATGGTGAGAAGATAACATCAATACGCCAGTTGCTTAAACGTTATTGCCATTTTCGTCTTGTCTCTAATGATAATGCTGGAACTTCTCGTATTTTGGCCAATTTCTTGATGCGTCAAATGCCCGCTCCAGGAGGTTATGATCCTGCTAGTCCTGATACAACAGGAGCTGGTGTAAAATACTGGTATAATAATAATAATTATATTAATTATTATAAACTGTGTTTTGCGGGATGGAGAGGATCAATACGTTGGAAGTTTCTACCAATTTCTGAGAGTGAATTGGTTTATGTGGATCGTGCAACTGGTCCGAGCCAGCGTGCTGCCGCGTCCAATTTTAGGGTTACATCTTCACAGCCAATTGCTTTGGGTGCCGGTGCTACGGGCCCTGCTCATTCTGGAATGTCTTCATTTCAGTACAGCGGATCTGGTTGTGCCTTGACACCATGTAAAACTATGAACGCGCTGGAAGTTGAAGTACCTTACCATCTTCCGATTAGGTTTTCATATGTTCATAACCCTTACATGGCAGCAGCTACGAATACTCTTGCCAATGGATATCCTGGTGGGGACTCGTTCCATCTCACGTTTTCTTCTGCTGTAGGGAAAAGCGAGGTAACATTCGATACTTATGTAGCTGGTGGTGAAGATTTAACGTTCTTTGGCTTTGTGGGAGCGCCAACGTTATATTCTGCACCATATCCTGCTCCATAGTTCTTAATACGACACAGGGGGAGTGTCGATCCCAGTAGATGGGAGAACACCCGTTCAAATCAATTTTGTGATTATTTTTCATATCTGCGATTTGATCGCGGGTGGAGTTTTTGAATCACAATTTTAATTTAAACGGAAGTCTGTGTGACTATCCTTTTG